GTGATATATACAATATGGGTGATACTATATTTATAACTGATACTCTTTATATTGATGTTATTGATACTTTGTATATAAACACTATTGACACTTTAACAATAACCCAATATATAGATTGTTTAACTGGTTTACCATGTGACAATACAGGTATAATTGAGATAATTAAAAACTCTCAAAATAAAAATAAAATATATAACATTGAGGGAAAAGAAATATATAGAAGAAAAGGATTATATATAGAAAATGGAAAAATTAACTTTAAATTAAATTAAAAAATGAAAGAAGTAATAAATAAAATTGTAAACAGTAGAAAATTTTGGTATGGCTTTTCTATACTAATGGTTATAATGTTTTCAGAAGATTTAGGAATTTGTGCTACAAAAATGAATAGCCTATTAGTTGTTGGGGTAGCTCTAATCATAGGTCAGGGATTAGCAGATAAATCTTGTAATATGAAAAAGTAATGGCTACAGAAGTTTCAGAATCAAGTAAATTTACTCTATCATTAAAAAGTATTATAGCTATAGTTGTATTAGTTAGTAGCTTTGTAGGGCAATATTATGTTTTAAGTAATGAAATAGAACTAGCAAAACGATTACCAGAATCAGAAATATCTAGGTCTGAGTTAGATTTAAAGCTAGAATTAATTAGTAAAACGGTTATGTCTAATGCAGAAAAACTAGGCAAAATGGAAAACACAGTAGATAAGATAGAGGAAAGAGTTTACGAGTTAAAATGAGATTTCTAAAATACATACTACTATTGTTGGTAGGGCAAACCATAGCTCAGACAACTGTAACAACAGAAAGTGCTTTAAATAAGCACACTAAAACTAATGGGATTGTTGTTATAGAGTTTTGGGCGAAGTGGAACGATAAAAACTCTTGTAGTTTTTTAAAAGACCTGGAAGATTGTAACACTGTTAAAGCAGATATTGGAATTTGTACAGCACTACAAGAAAAATATAACATAGAAGTTCTACCAACATTAGTAGTTATTAACAATTCACAAGAAGTATGCCGATTTACAGGTAACTTACTTTTTCAACTAAATGTTAACAAGAAACAAGTACAAGCAAAAATAGATAGTATAATTATAAGTAAATTTGAATAATGAAATTAACTAGAGAACTTATTGAAGAAACAGTAAAAGATAGAGGTTATAATTGGTTTGATAAAGGCGATTATAATTTAAACATTGTAGGCGTTAGAAATAGCTCTACTGGTGATGAGGTTACTAATAAGTTTGACGATAAAATTACACTATCCTATAAAGTAGACGGAAAATGGCAATTTTATAGTTTTGACGCTACTACTGATCCAGGCAGACATTGGACGCAAGTTGAAATAATGAGAAAAGAGGGTGTAGCTTGTATGAAACCAGGACAATACAAAGCATATAGAATAGATAAGCATAGAGGAAACTATGACGCTTTATGTCAAAGAGAGGGAGAGGTTACGGTATATAGAGATAACAACAAAGACGGCTGCTATGATTTAGATGATGACAATACACAAACAGGTTTTTTTGGTATTAACATACACAGGGCTACAGCTAGAAAAGGAAAGAAGTCTAGTCAAGTTGACAAATGGTCTGCAGGTTGTCAAGTAATAGCAAGTAATGACGATTGGGAAGAATTTATATTTGCTTGTTATAAAGCTGAGGTAATTTGGGGTAACAAGTTTACTTATACATTAATTAATAGCGAAGATATTTATGGGGATATTTAAAAAATTATTAGGAACTGAAAAAGTTATAGATAGCGTTGGTGAAATAATAGACGGTGTTGTAACTAACAAAGAAGAAAAGTTAAACGCTAAAGCAAAGATTAAAGAAATAATGAACTCTTATAAAATAGAGGTTGAAAAAAACATTACTGCTAGATGGGAAGCAGATACAAATGGTAATATACTAACAAGATCAGTAAGACCTTTAGTATTAATATTTTGTATAGTTTGCACAATGTTATTAGTGTTTATAGATAGTGGCTCTATTGCGTTTGAAGTAGCTGATAAATGGACGGATTTATTAACTATGGTTCTAATAACAATAGTAGGGGCGTATTTTGGGGGCAGGTCGGTTGAGAAATTTAAAAAGAAATAATATCAAAAAAGATTATCGTTTAAGATTAACTAAATCAGAACACGATTTAATAAAAGAAATGCGTGTTTCTAATGGTGGTGTAGTAAACAATGTTTTAGTCATTGGTGATTTACACGAACCTTTCTGCTTAGACAAATACCTAGAATTTTGTGTATCTAAATATGAACAATTTGATTGTACCGAAGTTGTTTTTATTGGTGATATTATCGATAACCATTATTCAAGTTATCACGAAACAAATGCAGACGGAATGGGTGGATCTGATGAATTAGAATTAGCTATAGAAAGAATAGCTAGGTGGTATAAAGAATTTCCAAAAGCAACTGTAATAATAGGAAACCACGATAGAATGATTATGCGTAAAGCTCAAACATCATCAATACCAAGCAAATGGATAAAAAGCTATAAAGAAGTATTACAAGTACCTGGTTGGAATTTTGTAGAAAGGTACGAAAAAGATAATGTACAATATTTACACGGTGAGGGTGGTACAGCACGAACAAAATGCAGAGCAGATATGATGAACACAGTACAGGGACATTTACACACACAAGCCTATTGTGAGCATTATGTAGGTCAAAATTTTAGAGTGTTTGGTATGCAAATAGGAGCAGGTATAAATTTTTCAGAATATAGTTTTGCATACGCTAAGGCAGGTAAAAAACCTGCTATAGGTTGTGGTGTTGTTTTAAACAATGGGAAGCTACCAATTAATCTCTTGATGGAACTATAAAAAATAAGGGCAAAAATATTAGAATGTTATCCCTACTAATATAATTACCCTTATTCCGAGTAGCAAAGTAATGAAAAAAGAAACTACTCTATAATATAATATCTTTTAAAACAACTCTTTCTCTTTCAAAGTTTTCATAATCTAAAGGTGTTTGTATTAAATAATACCTTTTAAATGTTCTAACATCACCATACATATTTTTCTTGCTAATATAAAAACTCTCTATTCTATGTCCGTCACTTTTTAAATTCCTTATAGTACCCTGCAAATCAAGTATTAGAAGTTTTTGCATACATTCTAACGTAGTTATGCTAAAGTGATCCTGAAAGTATTTTAATAGTTGTTCTTTTTGATTCATTTTTTTTGATTTTCTATTATTATATTATAAAAGTATTTGTAGTATTTGTCAAAGTCTTTCTGTGCCTCCTTAGTGTATTTAAAGCTCCTAAATTCATCATAGTTATTTATAGTATATTCTATGTTTAAATCTTCATACTTTTTTTCTACTTTGTTATGAGCTAAAGCTATAGCTAGTGTATCTACATCTATTGTTATTATCATAGTTTTATAAATTAAATTGAAAATCTTGTAAAGCTAAATCATTAACAAACTCAGGATAGCTATCTGTAATTGTATCTAATTGACGAGGACTTAAAGTTTGTCCGTCAATAAATTTTGCAAAACTTACAAAAGCGTCACAAAATTTAGGGTAATCCCAAGAATGCACATCTTCTATTTTTATAGTATTTATGTTTACTTCTTTATTATCTATTATTATTTTCATTACCTATATCCTTTATTGTTTGCATATTCACAAACTTTAATTACTAATGCAAAAGTTAAAAATATTATTAATTCCATAGTTATATATTTTTTATAATTAAACCCTGTACTGCATACCATTGACTCTGAAGCTCTAGTATTCTATTTTGTATGTTAGAATAAATAGCATAATTATCTACATATAATTTTTGTTCTTCTTCTAACTCTTTTATTCTATCATTAAGGATAGTTTTGTATTCTTTTAATAGTGTTATATCTTTTTTCATTACTTATGTTTTTTGTTTAAACAAATATATGTAAAATAAATTTAACAAAACAAATAAATAATTAATACTTTATTAACAATAACCATGTTAATATCTTTTTATTTTTGTAAAGATATTTTAACTATATTGCATAAAATTTATTGTTTATGAGATTTACACAATTTAAAAACCAGGACGATGTTAGAGATACATTGATCCTAGAAATGATGAAAAACAAAATAAGAAAAAATCATTTAGCTAAATCACTAGGACTATCTTATCCCACAATGTTGGCGAAATTAGATAGTCCTTTTTCATTTAAAGTGAGTGAGCTTTTATTATTATGTGAAATAGTCGAACTTGATATTAACGAATTATTAATTAAATACTAAAAAAAATGGAAATTAAAAAATCAAAAATTACAGAACTAAATTTACAATCAGAAAAATTTAATGATATGTATATATTTACTATTGTCTTTGAAAATGGAGATATTGGTAAAATGTATAAAAAGAAAGATAAAACTTATGAGAGTGTAGGAGATGAGGTAGAATATACAATAAGCCCTAAATCTACCGTTAAAATCGCTTTTAAAGGTGAATCAAAGTTTAATAACAATACTTCATCTTCTAGTTATTCAAATACTAAAACTGATACTAATACAGAAATTAGATTTAGTGTAGCATTTAAAGGAGCTGTAGAATTAGCTGCAGGGGGAGTTATTAGTGTAAATGAAGTAGAAGAATATACTTTAAAATATGACGAATTTCTTAAAGATAAAAAGTCAGTAGAAATGCCTTTTTAACTATTCATTGTTAATAACTAATAATTAAATTTTATAAAATGTAAAATAATTTTATATAATTTTAGGCAAATGAAAAAATCAATACTAGCAACTACGCCTTTTTTAATTTTAAATAAGGATCTTCTCATTAATCTAGGTGTAGACGCTAGTTTGGTTCTTTCTGATCTTATACAAAAAGAAGAATACTTTAAAGATAGCTCTCAAAATAATGGGGGCTATTTTTTTAATGTAACAAATGATATAAGCTGTAGTACAACTTTAAGTTATTATCAAATTCGACAAGCGTTATCTGTGCTTGAGAAATGGGGCATAATTCAGGTAGTGCTTAAAGGTGTACCAGCTAAAAAGCATTTTAAGATAGATCATTCCCAGATATTAAATTTTTTAAATACTAGAATTGAAAAAACTGAAGAACTAGATTGTAAAAATTTTAATAACAAGATATTAAAAAATTCAAGCTCTATTAATAATAATAAAGAAATAAGAATTAAAAATAAGAAAGTATATACACGCAAAGAAAAGTTTTTAAATGATTTAAAAGAATTAGAACCTAAAGATTATATTGAAGATTTTGTAGATTACTGGCGAGAGGAAAATAATGTAGGTAAAGAGAGGTGGATGTTAGAAAAAACTTGGAACACAAGTTTAAGATATAAAAGGTGGTGTAGAAACCAAAAGAATTTTAGTAAGGGAAGTAGTGCAAATAATATGCCTGACTTTTTAGATAGTGCTTATATAAATAGAATTAAAGATGATCAAGCACAAGTAAATAAGTTTTACAAACATTTAGTAGATAATTGTTCTTATGAAAAATTTGAAACAGTTACAGGGTATATTAAATACAGAAAGAAAAGATGAAAAATAGAAATTTAGTACATAAGGACGATTGGAAAACACCAGGAGATTTTTATTATAAGTTAAATAGGGAATTTAATTTTAATTTTGATCCATGTCCTTATATGCACAATATGGAATGGTGTGGTTTAGAGGTAGATTGGGGATCTAGAAATTTTATTAATCCGCCTTATAGTAGAAAATTAAAAGAAGCATTTATTTTAAAAGCTATAGAAGAAAGTAAAAAGGGTAAATTATGTGTTATGTTATTACCAGTATCTACAAGTACTAAAATATTTCACGAACACATATTACCAAATAAAAAAGAAATTAGGTTTATAAAAGGTAGATTAAAATTTAGTGGATATAATACAAAAGGAGAATATGTAGATAATAAGTGTGGTATGCACGATAGTATGATAGTAATATTTTAAAATGATATTTATAAGTTTCATAAAGAATGGTTTGTTACTTGGAGTTAGACACTTTGAGCCAGATGAAATTAGAAACTATTGGGAAATACATATATTATTATTAGTATTTCAAGTAAATATATTTATAACAATAAAAGATGAAAAATAAATTATTAGTATGTACTTTTTCAGGAGGTAGGACTTCAGCTTTTATGGGACAATTTCTTAATAATTATGATAAATATAAAGATTATGATAAATTATTTGTATTTGCTAATACAGGAAAAGAAAAAGAAGAAACTTTACAATTTATAGATAGGTGCGATAAAGAATGGAATTTAGGTGTAGTATGGTTAGAAGCTGTTGTAGATCCTGAAAAAGGAAAAGGAACTAAACATAAAATAGTAAATTATAAAACTGCTAGTAGAAATGGAGAACCATTTGAAGATATGTTAAAAAAATATCCTATGCCTACTGCTTTTGCTTCTGCTTGTACTAGAGAACTAAAACAAAGACCAATGGATAGCTATATAAAAAGTTTAGGTTATAAAGAAGTTTACACTGCTATAGGTATAAGATATGATGAAAGACATAGAAAGTCTATACACGCTAAAGAAACAAACACAATATATCCTTTGTGTGATGAAATTAAAGTAGATAGTAGTTTTATTCGTAATTGGTGGGATAAACAATGTTTTGATTTAGGTTTAAAAGATTATGAAGGTAATTGTGATTTATGTTTTAAAAAATCATTAAGAAAAAGATTAACATTAATAAAAGAAAACCCTAGTATAGCAAATTGGTGGTCTAATATGGAAAAAAAATATGGTTCTGAAATAGTGCCTAGATTTGATTTAAGAAATAATTTTAGTATAGATAAATTAGTAGAGTTATCTAAGCAACCTTTTAAAGAAGTAAAAGATAAACACGATATAAATAAACAACAAGTTTCTTTATTTGATGATTTAGATATGGATATAGAAACAGATTGTTTTTGTAAAGCGACATAATATGATAGAAATAAGTAATTTAAGTTTAGTAGCATTAATATTTCTAGTATTTATACTAGGATTTTTTACTGCATTATATATACAAAGTCAAATAAAATGAAAGAACAAGACCTACACAATAGCATAGTAGAATATTTAAATCACTTTCCATATATATTATGGACATCTACTTTAGGAGGTGTTTATTTAGGTAAAGGGAATTTTAAACAAAAAGCTCTAGTTAAAAAACATTATAAAAAAGGTGTACCAGATTTATTAATATTTGAGCCTAATTTAAATTACAATGGTTTAATGGTAGAGTTAAAAGTTAAATATAACAAACCTAGTAAGCACCAAGAAGAATGGTTAGAGAATTTAAATGCAAGAGATTATAAAGCCGTAGTATGCTACTCTTTAGAAGAATTTATAGAAATATTTGAAAAATACTGTAAAACAATATGAGAAAAAAACATAGTTCACCAAAAAATATTAGAACAAAAGACGGTAGAGAAAACTTTAGATACTTTTTATTTGATGTAGATAGAGGTGTAACAAATGATGTTTATATACATAAAGAAACCCAGAATATAATTGATGAAGATGAATATATACTAAACAAGATTGATTTTATACAAGATCAATACAGCCCTCAAATGGTTGTAGTAGAAATATCACCTTTAGGAAAATGGGAATACAACGCTTTAAAACAAACTGGGGTTAATTTATTTGTTGAACTGTGCAAAAACTAAATGACTATTTAGACAAAAGTTATCAGAACTTACTAGATATATCTAAGCGTATAACTAGCAATAGACACCCTGACTATGAAGATTTGTTACACGAAACAATACTAGCTTTATATAATGCAGATCAAGAAAAAATTAAATATATAATAGAAAAAAAACAACTTACTTTCTACATAGTTAGAATAATGTTAAATCAATACCAAAGTAATACAAGCCCTTATCATAAAAAGTATAGAAAGCAATACAACGAAAAACAATTAAAAGAATTTTATATTTATACTAAAGAACCTTTGACTAAAGAAAAGATGAAACAGTTAGAGGAGCAGGAGGATAGGTTACAATGGATAGATGAAAAATTAAAGCATTTAAGTTGGTTTGATGTAGAAGTGTTTAAAATATACTATAGAGAAAATTACAGTTTAAATACTATGAGTAAAGCAACAAAGATAAATAGAAGCACACTAGGGAAATCAATTAGATTTATTAAGAATTATTTAAAAAGTTTAAAATGATTGAATTTATAAAACACTTCTTTGGTTTATGTGGTGAGCCTCATTTAAACATATTTACTATAATGATGAGTACACCAATAATAAGTTATTTAATATATAAATTTTTAAAGTTATGACAAAATCAAAAGGGTTAGGTGATGATATAGCTAAATTCACCAAAGCAACAGGAATAGATAAATTAGCTAAAAAAGTATTAGGAAATGATTGTGGTTGTGAAGAACGTAGACAAAAACTTAATCAAATGTTTCCAAGATTTAAGAATATAAGGCAATTTACAGAAGATGAAATAAAGATATATGATGAAGTAATGCCTATAGTAGAAAAGAATCAAAGATTAAATAGAGAAGAAAAAACTATAGTTA